GTGGTCTATGTGTGCTAAAAAACCTACCCCCCTTCGCTGAATTGCACTTTGTGCATAAGCATTGCAAATTCCATTCATCATCAGTACCACCAGCACTTCTTGGGATTATGTGGTCAACTGAATTGCCTTCCATACCGCAAGCCTGGCAAGTGTAACCGTCACGTTCACGGATACGCTTAGCAATGCGTTTCCATTTGGTTGTGCTGCCATTGTCCTTTAATGCACTGCTCATCAGTAATAGTTCCTTTCCTGATGAAATGCCCATGCCTTGCATGGCGTTTGATAACGGTTTGTTATGTATCGCAATGAAGCGTCTATCTGTCTGAATGGGTCAAGTGTTCCATAGTGCTTCGATCTCATCTGACCCAATCCCCAATGCGACCCGTTCCGCGCAGTGTATGACCACCGACTTTCCTTCGTAATTATGCGGTTGAAACATTGAAATTCTTTATAGTCAAGAATCCTTGAATGTGCATAAAGTTTCAAATGATCGATTGAATAGTTAGCTGCATTGGCATTGTGTATCAGCCCTGTCGAAGTAACCGCCAAAATGGCAATACTCGCCCCATAACGTTTTCTGCGCTTCAGCGAACTAACCGCGGTGGCGGTTCGCTTCTCGCGAAGAAATCGTATCGCGTATGTCAAATGTTTAACAACATTACGCATGTGCTTGGGCGTGTCCCACACCTTTTGCACGCCTGTGGATAACGCCTGTGTATAACTTTTCATGGTGTCACCTGATCGAATACATGTTTTCCCAACGCTGGAAGTACACAATTACGAAGCACCTGGCGTTTGTTTGGCAGTTTGTACCCGTCCAGGTTGTAACCGTGCAATTCTTGCAATTGTGGTATTTGTGCAGCCCGCAAATTGTCCTTTTCAAACACCAGGTCACCAATGTCGAAATTAGCCCAAAAGTAATGACGTTGCAGGTCTGCCGTAGGTGGCACAAATGGCGTGTAATACGGTTTTACGTTTTCCACAACCCACTGACCTTTGAAATTGTATTGAAGGAAAATGATTTCCTGCCATAACTTCATGTCTGCATAAATTGGCTGAACGCCCCTAAATCGCACCCCAATGTTTTGTCTGAAGCTGCTATGTGATTGACAGGGCGGTGACGACCAAATGAAATCAAATTCATTGAAATGGTCGATCAGGTACTGGTGCGCGTCGGCAACAATGACACTGTCATTTGGGAAATGGTCTTTGTACACCTGTGCAATGTCTGCGTCCCATTCAACGGCAGTAATTTCGTGTTCGTCGCCCCATAACTTGCGATTGCCACCAATACCAGCGTAAAGGTTCAAAATTCTCATTGATGACCCCAGCCTTCACCTTTGAATGAAATGCCTGGTGCAGAATAGATACGGTTCATTGATTGTCCGCAACATTGTGCCTGTCGTTCTTCATGGATTGACTTATCCACTTCAACACGGATTTTGCACACCGTACATTCAAACTCATAGATTGGCATTTGAAGTCCCTATCTGTGCAACACCCATGACTTCGCACTTCGTGCATTGAATTACTTCCACACCTTCGGGCAGGTTGTCCGTTATTTTGTGAATCAGCTGCACGGTGATCTTCTTGCATTTCCTGCATTCAAATTGCACTTTGTCCATAGTTGCTTCTCCGTAAATTCTCAATTGGCTGAAGGTTAATTTGTGTGACCCACCAATTTGGTTGCTTCGAATGGCGGTACTTTGTGCGCTTTGCCATAGCAATGGGAATCCAACCTGCAATGAAATAGTTTGGTGATTCACCAGTGACCAGAATTGCCACGTCGTTTGGTCGATCGTATTCGTGAACGACTAAATGCCCGGCAACGTACTTCGTCCAACGAACTTCAAAATGACTGCCAACGTCAGCCTTGATCTTGTATTTGTTTTCATACGGGTTGAATGGAAGATCAAGGTATTTGGCAACAACCCATTCGCTCCCAATGCTTTGTGCGTCTTGTGCAATTAGATCGTGGAACGATTTGTCCATTGAATACCCGCCTTCACGGGTCTGCCAATAGTCGTTGTTGTCTTTTGCCAATTCCAATGCAGCCTTGTGGCAGACAAATTCTTCAGCACGGGTCAAGGTCATTTTCATCGGCAACCACCACACAACCAGGCAAGTTTTTCGCCTGCCTGACCAACCTTGTATCCGAATGCGTCCAGTTTCATGATCTTGGCGCAGCCGTCGCATTGTTCGACTTTGTATTCGGCAATAACTTCACCGTCTTGTAGCAGTTTGGCGGTCATGCTTTGCGGATAAATGATCTCCATTAAGTCGCTCATACTTGTGGTTCCCATTTTCCTGTTGATCGCAAGACGTACCAACGCGGCGTGCATTGTGTTGCTTTGGTGCGCTCAGTGCAGAAATACCCGCCCCAATTCTTTGGCGAACCTTCCGCTGATTGCTTCCAAATCATGTGCCCATGACTGCATTGTGGTGCTTCCTGGACTAACTCACCGCCCAATTGTTTTGCCACTTCGTCCATTGATGAACCCAATGACGGAATGCCTGACTGTTCGGCTTCAGCTGCGGTTTTGAAACTTGGCACGTCACCAAACTTCTTTGACCACGGGTCATAATCGTCAGCCGTAGATTTTGCAACGCTGGTGCTGATCGTTTCGACCTTTTCCATGTCTTGACGGGTTGGGCGTTTGTCCGTGCCAAGTAGCAAACCAATGCAGCGTCCAATGCTGCTTGTCACGGTATCTTCGACAAAAAACTTTTTCATTTGGACGTTGTAGGTTGCGACGTTGCCGAATGCGTAATCGATCGCTGACGGCTTCTCATCTTCGTACTCTTTGAAGATCAGGGTCTGGACAAGAATAAAACCCTTTTCAGCATTGAATTCCACAATGTTGTTTTCAATGCGCCCTGAAGGGTGTGTCTCCCAAAAACGCTTGATTCGTGCTGCTACGTCCTCGTAGTTATCCAGGAAGCCCGCCATTAGTTCACCGCCTTATTTGTAGCGTGACGGCTAATTGCCTTACGTCGTGCCATGCCTTCGCGCTTGCCTTCTTTGAAGCCTTTTGCGTATCCCGCAGCGGCTGAAATCACCATAAGAATGATGACAAGCGATAAACGACCCAACGTTTGCGGGTCTAATAGATCAAGTACCATTTTGAATTCTCCCGATTCTTGGCGGTAGGGCTACCACCTGAACTCAGGGTGACGCATGATTGGCGCGCGGTCAAGAACCTTGCGTGTTTGTCGGCGTGTCTTGCGGCTTTGGCTTGGATTTCAGTCCGTTGCCAGCGAGTACGCCGCCCAATGAACCAGTCAGAAAAATTGCCAGGGTTTTCAATAGATCGATAAAGGCTGCGTCATTAGGTGCTTGTGCGCTAACTGGTTGCGTGACGAAAATTAGTGCGTAAGTAATGCCAACGGTGACGATCAAAAACACGGCTGCAAGGGTTGAACCAATAATTAAGATCAGCTGCGCGTGGACTTCTTCGGGCGACTTACGGCGTGCGGGTTTGTTCCGATTCAATTCCAAGTAGGTCGTCAGTGCATGTTCCAGTCGGGAGACATTGCGGTTTTTGGCAATGCGCTTTCCCCCAGTTGTCGAATTCTTGGCATTCATAACGTGTCCAACCTTGATACCCGCAAGCGGTCAGGATTAGCGCAAGTGCCCAAGCCAACCCTGCCGCCGCGAATCGTCGGTTCACTTCCCCGTAGAACCGAAGGCTTTGTCGTTTGGATTTAACCAACGCAAAATGACTGGTGCGACTGCTGCTGCACCTGCCATTGCAAGGGTCTTAGGGTCTGTCACGCCCGCCAAAAATAAGGCTAGGGCTGCTGCCATGAAACTTCTACCCCATGACGCTGCTAGGGCTTTGGCTTGTTCCATTTTTTTGTCTCCTTCTTAGGTTTTGCAGTAGGTGTTGCTGGTGCTTCTACCTTTGGAAATTCTCCCTTATAGGGCACGAATTTTGGAATTCCAAAACCGACAATTTCCTTACCTTCACCGTATGACCGAACCTTCACCATGACCATGCCGCCATTGCGTTGGTCGCCTGTCCCGCTGGTGTTGCCTTCGATCGTCAAACATGTCTTTGTGTCAATTAGTCCGACAACAATTCCAATGTGTGAAATGCGGTCAACGCCGTCGTGCGGAAAGTCCATGAATGCCAAATAACCAAGTTGCGGCATACCTGACCAGCGTTGAATCTCTTTGAATTTGTGTGCGCCAATTGCAGTTGAAACAACTGAGTGAATCTTTACGCCAGCCATTGCGCAAACGTAGTTGACGAACGAACCACACCAGGGAAGTCCGTCTGCCTTTGTAAATTTGCCATACTTTGTCAGGTTGTCGCCTTCTTCGATCGTGCCAACTTCAGCTGCTGCGACTTCGATCAACCTGGCATTTGTGCCGTCAGGATAGGTCACGATAACAATGCCTTCAAGTCATCAACCGTCAAACCCAGTGCCGTCAATTTGTCTTGTGCAGTTTGCTTTGTCAATTCCTGTGTTTCTTCAAGCGCAATTTTGTTTTGAATTTCTACTTTTGCGGCTTCGACGGCTGCAATTTCTTCGCTCGTATAGGTTCGAAATGTTTCCTCACCTGTTTCAACGTTAACGATTTTTTCTGTGTATTCATTGATCATTTTATGCCCCATAGACGTAAATAGTGCCAGCGTCGAAAGTTCCCGCCTGACAGATTAGACTAACCGAAGAAATTGTAGATGTTCCTTTGTAAAAGAAGTTTCCAGTTCTTGCATTGTTGCTGCTCGCGACAGGAACATACGAAGACCATGTTCCTGGCTTATAACCTGCCGCGTTCGTACCTTGCATACTCAAAATCATGTTCATGTTGCTTCCCGCTGCTGCGCCGCCAACATTTATTTCACTTTCATTTGTACCTGTGCCAGATTTCACGGATGAAGTTTGTGGCTGTTCCATGTAAAACAATGTGTAATTTGTGCCTGTGTCTGAATTAAATCGAAGTAGGAACGCGCCCGCAGAAGTTGACGAAGCTTGGTCGACGTAAATCATCAATTGAT